TAAAAATCTAGCATTGATTGAGTCGTACTTGCCGCCCATGTATTTTAAGGCCGGCTTAATGAAGTGGTCCATTAGCTGTTGCGGTTTCATAATTATTCCTTTTCAAAGTAAAGGCGCAATTAAGCGCCTCTTAGTATTTTACGCTCACCCATAACCACCGGGTTGAAGTCGTCTATGTTAAAGCCGTCTAACTCTAATTGCTTTACGGCTACCTTTTCAGCTTGATTATAGTTTGCTGTGTCGATTAAGTAATCAATTAAGCTTAGCTTAGTTGCGTTAAACTTCTTTGGCACAAATACAACTCTAATCACGCTATTCATTTGTTATCTAGCTCAGATTTCATAACAGAAAAACAAGCGATAACAGCAACAATCTCGTTGCCGTGGAACTCTTGCCGCCACACACCAGCTTCAACTAAAGACTTTCTAGCTTCCTTAGATAATACCGCTAAAGCTTCTTCAGCCGTTTTTGCTTCGTTTGTGTGAACCACATTGCCAGCCTGATTGCCTGCTAGCCTGTTTACTAATGATGTTATTGCTTTCATATCGCCACCATATAAACCGCAGACCAAAATAACACGCTGATCACTACAGTTATTCTAAAGCCTAAAATAGTATCCTTATCCATAGGTTGCCCTTACTTGTTATCTTCACCAAAAAATTGAGTGTTATCTTGATACATATTAACCTCGATTTTTACCGTAACCGCCTGTTTGTTGGTTGTTAGCCTGGCTGTTGCTTTGGCTGTAGTTACCAGAATGGCCCTGGTTGTGTTGGTTATTCTGATAACCAGATTGGTTGTTTTGGTAGCCGCCTTGGTTATTTGGGTTTCCTTGTGGCGCTGCCTGTTGGTTATGTCCACCAGCATTAGGATTACTATCTAGCATTTGCATTTCACTAACAACAATCTCAGTTTTGTAGCGGTCCTGTCCAGTAGTCTGGTCCTGCCATTTGCTAGTTTGCAATTTGCCCTCAAGATAAACCTTTGAGCCCTTTTTTAAATACTCGCCGCAAATCTCAGCTAACTTTCTAAATACAACAATACTATGCCACTCGGTACGCTCTTGCTGTACGCCTTGTTGGTCCTTCCAGGTTTCTGATGTTGCTACCGTGAAGATAGCCACTGCATCGCCGTTAGGCGTGAAACGAACTTCAGGATCTTTACCTAGATTACCAACTAAGATTACTTTGTTTATACCTCTAGCCATTTTGATTCACTCCTGTTAGCCCACCAGCAAGCTAGTGGGCCTTGGTTTACGATTATGCTTTGCCAATGAATGTAGCTAACTGTGTATCAGCAAACATATCAACCAAGATTTCTTTAAACTCTTCGGCCATATCTTCTTCTTGCGCTTCAAGCTTAATAATACGCAGGCTAATAGATGGTTTTTGTTCACCAGTTATAATGCCAACGCGAACTGTAAACTCTCGCATACCTAGCCCGTGATAAGGGCTGCACGTAAACTTAATAGACGCCGGGATCAGCTCTTGATTTTTGGCTTCAATCTTTTCAAATGCGCTCATTGACTCGCCAAAGTCACCTACCTGGCTATCCACCTTAGCCACTTGCTCAATTGTGATTTCTCTCAATTGCTTTGCAGCTTGGTTGATTGTCATAACAACACCGTCCTTAGATGTGACTACAACGTTGTCAGCCCAATCTTCGACAAAGTTAGCTGCGTCTTTTTGAGACAAATGCTTTCCCGACAAACTTAAAAGCGATTTAAATGCTGCGGTCTTATCAAGCTGAAGTGTTGCCTTGTGAAGTTGATGAAGTGGCGCTTCGTATGTTCCAAGGTCAAAAATTGATTGAGCATACATACAATCTGAATTTACAAAGCACTTGCCACCAGCCATATCAAATTCTTTGCAGTACGCGCCAAAATCTTTAATTGATTTGGTTGAAAAATCAAATCGGTAAGTGGTTCGGTTTTCCATATGTTTTTCTAAGCAAGATAAACTAAAACCTTCCGGGGTAATAATTACAGGCGCTTTTGTCCCAATACCACCTAGCTCTACGTTAAGACGGTCTAGAACTTCTGACTTTTCTAAATGCTGAATTGCTTCTTTTGTAAATGACATAGTAAATCTCTCTATTTTAATGGCTGTTTTGGCTGGAGCTAACCAGCCGTTTAGGGTTGTTTAATTTGAAAGGCGGCGAACGTTAGTAATCTCGCCAGTAATACGATCAACGTTGTCAGAGTTTAGCGTAAATTGCCCACTTTCCTCTTCCTTTGGTTGATTGATAGTTAGCTCGCCACCTTTGCCAACAAAGAAAGCCGTGTCGGTAATATCTTCTTCAAACTTTTTGCCGCGCTTAGTTGGGTTGCTAGTTGAAAGTTTGTGAGAAACAATCACTTGGTCATTGTCGCCCATTTGTTGAAAAGTAAACTCAATTGATACCTTGGCTTTTTTACTGCCAATGCCATGAGTGATTTGTGATAACGCTGCCGCGCTTAGCGAAACCGCTAACTTGTCCATTAGGATCCCGGCGTTACACTCGCTGATAAAATCGCTTACGTTAGTTTTTGACATTGTAAATCCTCGCTTCGATGTTTTGGCGGTTAATAACCGCCACTTGGGTTAGAAGTATTTGTTTAAGATGTTTTCTAGCTGTTCGGTTTGCATGAGCGTTAAACCGTTTCTGTTTGACCACTCGGCTAGATCATCAAGTAAACCGATTGGGATGTTGTTTTGCTTTTTGCTTTGAACTGGATCAGTTTGAAACTGCTCCTTAAAGCTTTCTTCGCTATCACCAAGCGCTTTGAACTCTGGCTCTTTGAAGTAGCCTTCGTTCATTATCTTGCCTGTTACCGGTGCGCTAGAAACTTCAGGCTGCTTGCTTTTCTTTTGCGCTTCTAAAGTCTCGTTGTGCTTGCTCACAACTTTAGAGTGATGACTATTTATTTGCGTGTAGCAATCATCATAAATAGAAAGCGCGTTATCAAAGTCATCAAGGAATATGTTTTTATCACAGTTAGACATTCCTATCTGCTTGCATACGCCACCTGTAACTATTGGGTCATCTGAGTTCAAAGCAACTTCCAAAAGATCTTTCCATGACTGAATAAGCATTTCAGCCTTAGCAGATAGTATAGCTTTTGCTTTCGCCTTGGCTTCTTCTTCAGCTTGAATTTGCTTGCGCTGCTCTTCAAGCTTAATGGCTTCTTGCTGCTTATGCTCAGTAATGCGCATAGTAACAACGGCCTTAAATGGTTCAGCCTCTTGATTAACTAGTGTGCGAGCGTCCATGAATAAAAATTTATATTCACTAGCGTTTTCGCGCAAAAATTCAAGGTTTGGTATAACACGTTCAACAACCTGGTTAATCTCAACTTTACACGCTGCCAATACATCATCAACGCCACCATGCAGGCTTTCAATTGTGCGCTTGCTCTTCATTGCACCTGCAAAGTCTGGATTGATATTGATAATATCGTGAATGCTCATTGGCGCAATTTTATCGTTAATACCAAAAATGTATTGCTGAAGGTTTAAGCGAGCATCATTAATGATAGCTAACTTTTTATCTTCTTTGGCGTCTTTAACTTGCTTTTCACCGTGGCTTTGCATCTTTTGTAATACGCTATCCAATTCTGAAGCTAGCGCCTCAAACTCTGAATAACTAACAAACTCACCCTTTACTTTTGCAACACGGTCTTTTAGCTCTGCGCGAACCTTTTTAACGTCTTTGTTAAGCTGGTCTTTGTTAGCAAAGTCTTGATCTGTTGAAAGCTCGCGTGACATTTCAATTTGTGCAATCTCTTTAATTTGCACCAGGCACGAATCTAAATTGGTCACAATTTGCGAACCGTTAACGCTACAAGTGATCACCGGCAACTGAACCGAGTCGGCAATAACTAATTCTTGCTTGGCTTCCATTTCAAATGTAACCATATCTTCAGCAAACTGTTTCCAACCTGCTATAAGCTTTTCGCGGCGTTCTGGCGCTGAGCCGTAATACATCATTTCACGTTTATCTCGTGTTCCGTCCGACACAACAAATAACACGGCATCAGCTTCAGCCACTAACAATTGATGCTCTAACTGCCAATAATGGCTTTCTTCAAGTACGTTGTTGCTAACGTTTTCAGCAAGCGTGGCATTCCATAGCTTGTGTTCAAAAATGGTTTTGCCATCTTCTGACAATCCGTCTAGCGATGCGAGCAACCCAACACCATCAACATCAGTTACGCAAACCACTGGCGCGAACGTTTCAATTAAATCAATTTCAATCAAGTCGCGTTGTTGCGCTTCGGTTTCGTGACCTTTGTTAAATAGAGCTTGCTTAGCAGGTGTGATCACTTCTTTAACGCCGAACTTCTTTTCTTGCAGTAATTGATTGCGGCTTTTGTACTTGCTTACACCCATCATTGCGGAAGCGTCTGAAGCCGTCATGTTTTTGGCGCGTAATTCGTGCCATTCTTTTGTGCCTTGCTCTACTTTGACTAATTGCATGTTAATTACCTACTTGTTTTAAGCGTGAACATTGATCTTCAGTTAACTGGATGCCTTTTGTTGATAAAAAGGCGTGTAAACTGTCAACCGTTTTTTTGTTATCTAAAATCATTTGGGACCAGGCTTTAAAGTTTTTATTAAACTCTTCGTCTGGATATAAGCCGCTATCTTGCTGACTTTCTGTTGCTAGAGTGGCGTCATCATCTTCACCACCGACAACAATACCCAATATACCGGTTAGCGTATAACGTCTAAGGTATGTAATTGCTGAAGCGATTGCTTTTAACGGGTCTTTGCCGCCGCTAAAATCTGGCGTAGAAGCAAGCTCGCTGCTTTCAGAGTGACCGCCAACATGCGTTACAATGCATGTTACCGTGATGTTTGCCTGGTCTTGTCGCTGCGTAAAGCGATAAGAAAGTCCGGCAGACTTCAAAGCTGGTTTAATTGCGTGAGCAATATCTTCAATCTTTGCGTATTGGTAATATGTGCGACCCTTGTTTGTTGTGTAATCAACAACACCGCCTTTTTCAATTACCGGTAATGCACCTTGGAACTCTGACATTGCAGCGTTAAACTCGCTTTTAGCTACATTGGCAAGGTAACGATCTTGCAAATCCATCAAGCGCTCTAGCTGCGCAATATCCGAACCTTTTTCGATAGCTATTTGAATAAGGTTCATGTGTTGCGATTGGGTAGCAACTTGACTTGATTCTCGTTCGACTAATCCTGATTTGCTCACTTTTGAGACTCCTTCAGTTTTTTGATTTCTTCATCAATAGCCAAGCGCTTTGCTTTTGCTTCAGCTTTGATTGCTGCATCTTGCTTATTAAGTGCATCAATACGAACTTGAGCTTCGTCAACCACTGGGACTGTAACTTCAACCTCTTCAGTGCCTAATAAAACCCAACCGTATTGCGACATATCAGACAGGCCAGGGTATACGGTCCCGTCTTGTGAGCGATTCATGTAAATAACAACCTTTAATTTTTCCATTTTACTTACCTTCTACTTTGATTGAGTTATCACAAGAGACATTCTTTTTGAACTCTGGCCATAAATCCATTTCAACCATTTTGCAGTAGTGGGCCTGCTCGTTTACTTCGTCCTGGTAATCCATTTGACTAGCAAAACTAAAAAAACCTATCACCGCCAATATCGTTAAAGCTGTTTTTAATGACTTGTTCATTTGCGCCTCCTTGTTGATGATTGAACTATAAATTAGCAGCAAAATAAAATCAACATAATTAATTAAAATAAATTAAATTACCTTAACTATTGACTAATTTTAATTTAATGGCCAAAATCTACCAATCTTCAACAATAAAGGCGCTTAACAATGAGCACAAGCAAATCAATTCGTATCGCAATGGTACACAAAGGCATTAACCAGAAAGAGCTAGCTGAGCTTTCTCAGGTTAGTGAAACAACTATTTCACACACGCTGAGTGGCAAAACCAGCCCTAACACCAAAACGCTATCGCGTTTAGCTAAGGCTATGGATATGAGCTATTCGGAATTAATTAAATTAGGTGAGTAGTATGAGTGAGAATAAAAAATCATTCATCCTATACAAAGATAGCCTAACTGTTCTGTCCGAACTATCTGACGAGCAAGCAGGTAAGTTGTTTAAGGCCATTGCTGCTTATCATAATGGCGAAGAAGTGGTTTTGGATGGATTGCTTAGAATTGCTTTTCATCCTTTTAAGGCTCAATTTGAAAGGAATTTAGAAACATATCTTAGCATTGTCGAGCGCAACAAACGCAATGGCGCTAAGGGCGGTAGACCTAAAAACCAAGATAAATCAAACAAACCCAAACAAACCCAAACAAACCCAGTGGGTTATTTGGAAACCCAAACAAACCCAGTTAAACCCAGAAAACCCGATAGTGATAGTGATAGTGATAGTGATAGTGATAGTGATAGTGATATTAAAAAGATTAAGCCAGCTAAAGCAGGCAATGACGTTCTTGAAATCTTTAATTACTGGAAGGATGTCATGAAAAAAGGAGGCACCACCAGGCTAAACAAAAAGCGTGAAAAGCTTATCGCTGATCGTTTAAAGGAAGGCTACCAGGTAGACGAGTTTAAGACCGCTATATTTAATTGCTCTATGTCGGCTTTCCATATGGGGCAAAACGACAATCAAACCAAGTACAACGATATTGAGTTGATATGTCGCCCTGACAAGTTTGAACAGTTTAGGGATAACGTAGGTCAGCAAGCTAAGCCTAGGCAAATGAGCATAGCAACTGAAAGATCTTTTAATAACATTATTGATGTGGAGCTAGATTGATATGAAAAAGCACGAGGAACTTGGTCAAGAACCATCGTCACCAACGCCATTTTATAACGGTGACGAGCTGTATTGTGACAATAATGGTTTTACAAAGAGAGAGGCTATTGCAATGCGACTAATGGCGGCAGAGCTTCAGGCTAGGCAGGGTTGGATTGATGGTGGGCACGTTGAAACTTACTCGCTTGAAGAATGCGCCAAAACAGCTGTTATGGCAGCCGATGCACTGCTAAAGGAGCTTGCCAATGAATAGCCAAGAGCAGAATAAATTCAAAGAGCTGATCTCAGTTATATCTGAAACCTATGGCGAAGAGTTTACCCAGGCAAAACTAAAACTTTGGTGGAACCTTTTTAAGCCTTATTCAATTGTAACTTTTGAGCAGGCGCTATATTCGCATATAGCTTGCCCCGACACCGGTATGTTTGCGCCAAAACCGGCAAACATAACAAAGTTTATTAACGGGACCACTAAGCAAGCCGAAAGACTTATCGAAGATCGTGCGGAAATGGCATGGCAAGTCATTGAAGGCGAGATTTCAAGGGTAGGATCATACGGCACATTAAAAATGGAGGATAAGCAAGCTTTAGCCGCTGTACAGGCTATTGGAGGTTGGCAAAAGCTATGCGCTACACAAACAGATAAAATGGCGTGGACACATAAAGAGTTTGTTGCCGCTTATCAAAACTTTGAACGAACTCCGATTGAGGCGCTACCAAATAAATTACCTGGTCGTGTTCATTTGGTAAACCACAAAAAACAGCAGCCAGAAAGCGCCTTTATTAAAGGGCTTCAAGACTTTAGAAATAGAATAGGCAAGGAGTAAATAAATGAAACAATCTAAGCTGGAGAACTTGGTCGCAGCTCATGCTTATTGGGCCGATAAAAAAGCAGATCTCAAAGCAAAAAGCCTAATTGAATTTCACTTGTGCGAGGGGTTTTACACAGCTGGTGAAGGAAATAATTTTCACGCCTTTGGTCAGTCCTGTTACACAAGAGCTAGAGAAGATCTTTTAAATTGCATGGAAGAAAGCCACCCGTATAGTTCACCTAATTTTACAGATTCGTTTGAATGTATAGACCCATGCAAACACTGTGTTAAACATCGTGACTTAAAGCGGAAAGCCGCAATAGCATCAAGGCGTCTAGGTCAGATTAGAAGCGCTATAACAAAAATTGGTAGAAAGCTTGAATACACAGAAAAAAGTTAACTTTAGAGGATTAACCATGTCAGTAGATAACAGTAATTCAACAACACCAGAAAGCGAAAAGGATTTAGCGCAAACTCCGTGGTGGCTAATTAATTCGGTTGAAAGCTTTATAGGCGGTAAGTTTGATATAGATGTTTGCTGTTTATATGAAACAAAGAAAGCGCCTTACTATATTTCATTGGTTGATGGTGACGATGCCATGCTTAAAGATTGGCGCGGCCATGACAGCGAAGGCTTTGATCTTGAACGTTCACTTGCCTGGTGCAACCCACCGTTTAGTAGTGTTATGCCTTTTATCGAAAGGGCAGTTGAGCAAGCTGAATTATTTAGCACTACAACGGTAATGATTATACCAAACAATTCTGAAGTGACTTATCGCCGCAAGTTAAAGGAAGTTTGCGACACGTTTATCGAAATGCCTTTTAGACTCCAATTTTTGCGCCCGGACGGTACGCCGTTTCTTGATAAAAAAGGAAAACCACAAGGGCCAAAGTTTAGTTGTGCAATTGGTATAATTACACCAATAGGCCTTAAAGTACCTTCAAGAGTTATTGAACATGATTTTAGAGTGGGGTTTTATGGAAAATAACAACGTTACACCGTGGTCATTGCCACACCCACACGCTACACACATTTTGTATCGTGATGGTGTTTATCGGTACGCTCACTTCGATGGTTTTATGTATTGCAGTGTTAATAATATATTTAATGAGCGTGGTTTGTATTTTGTTATTGGTGGGCATGGATGGTCGGTTTTCATGGCGCTATAAAAAAAGCCCTAACGTATTAGGTTAGGGCAAAGGCTCAAGTCACATCAAAGTAGAGACTTGAGCATAACACAATATTCATAAAGGTAAATAGCATGAAAATTGAAATGATCAAAGAGGCTGGTGGCGTGTTTAGGCCGGCAAGCGATATTGAATTTGATAAAACAACCAAATTTAAAACAGGCGAGCAATACCAGGTTGAAATTAAACTAACTCGAAACCCAAAGTTTCACCGCAAGGTTTTTGCATTTTTTAATTTCTGCTTTGAGTATTGGGCCGGTATTAATCAGTATCAAAGTGAATCAAAACAATTTGATGTTTTCCGCAATCACTTAACTGTGCTGGCTGGCTTCTATGATCAATTCGTATCAATACATGGTGATTTGCGTGTTGAGGCTAAATCACTTTCGTTTTCTGCAATGTCACAAGAAGAATTTGAAGAGTGCTACTTAGCGTTGACCAGGGCCGCAATGAAGCACGTTTTTAAAACTGCGGATGAAAACACATATAATCAACTATTGAGTTTTTTCTAATGGCTAATTCAAAAAGAAAATGTAAATGGTGCGGAATATATCACTTAACTGATTCAGGCGTTAAAGTCCCTGCCGGTTCGTTTTGCTCAATAGATCACGCTGTAGAGTATGCTAGCGATAAACGTGCAAAGGATAGCGCCAAAATAAAAGCTAAAACCAAGCAAGTGGTAGCACAAAAAGAAAAAGCCGCTAGAAGCGCATTAAGGAAGCGCAAAGAAGCCGTTAAACCAAAAAGCAAATGGCTGTCAGAATTACAGGCTTTAGTTAATCAATATGTAAGGCTGCGTGATGCCAGTGAAGGCTGTATAAGCTGTGACAAGCCTTTTAATTGGGGCGGTCAATATCATGCCGGGCATTACTTCAGTCGTGGCCATAGTTCGGCATTGCGATTTAATTTGAGCAACTTGCACAAGCAATGCTCTGTTTGTAATAACCACTTGTCAGGCAACATAGGCGAATACACGCCCAGGTTAATTGAAAAAATTGGCATAGATAAATTCGAGTGGCTTTGTGATCACAAGTCGGACGTTAAAACGTTTGATGTAGAATGGATTAAGCGAGCCATAAAAATAACCCGTAAAGCAATTAAGCGAATTAAATAAAATTCAAACTGAATAGGTGATCACAATGAGCAAGATTTTATTAGCGTTAACATTAATCGTTTTAACTTCTTGCTCTGTTAATAACAATTGGCCACAAACCAGGCTAGAACAATTGCAATACTTGCACACTGTTTCTTTGTCGCATCACGTTTATATTACCGATATGGACCAATACGGAGTAGAAGATAAGTGGGTAACATCACTCATTGGCGATTGCGAGGACTATGCCTTATACATTCAACGCGTATTAGGTAAAGGGGAAAAGCTAGTAGTAAAAACCATAGAAGGCGAGGCTCATATGGTTTTACTAGTTGACGGTTACGTTATAGATAATACAAGTAAATCCGTTTACTTGTACCAAGATATGAAGCATTTTTTTGTTATGAACTTACGCTAGCTACCCTAGGCTTTTTGAAGTCATAACTTTTATCGAGACATTTTTGTCAACATTTAACAAGGAACCGCCAGAATCATAAAGCCTCACGCTAACCTTTGACGATAGCACGTTTGAAGCAATGATAACCGGAGTTGTAGAGCTATCCTTTACGGCAACAAATGCCATGTCTGCACTAGCTGATAAAGTATGAGTGTATTCGGCAAAGCCATTTGTAACCAAAAGGTTAGCGTACTCTTCAGTTTTATACCCTCTATTGTTACGATACCATCGTTCGCTACCTGACAACAAAAAGCCCCTGCTTCCTATGCAGTTGTTGTTTTCAATCTGCCCAACGAAAGTTCCTCCTGAGTTAACCCACTCTGATAAGCTGTTTAATCTGTTTGATTGTATGTCGCCGTAACCGCCTGCGTAAGTTTTATTAATGCAGTGCCTAGACGCCACCGTTGTTGACTCGTCATCAAACACAACGTCTTTAACTTCAAAGCTTGTTATTGAATCTAAGCTGTCTCTTGTTATGTGTATTGCGTCATAATTCCCGGATGACGACTTTCCATTCCCCAGGCATGTACCACCTATCATCTGAAACATTCTAACTTGGTTTCTAATTAAAACACCATGCTCTTTATTTTCATCAATGTGACTGCCTAATATTGTTACAACCCCGATTTGTAGCGTAGGAGCTATGCCTAGGCTTCTATCAATTACCACTCCTGTAACATTCCCGTCTGCCCTACACGCCAACGTAAACCGCTTACTTCCTCCGGTAACAACAAACCCAAATCCGCCAGTGGTTGCAAAGCCGTTAGAGTTATCATAAATGAATCCGTCTAGGAAAATACCAGTTTCTAGCACACTCCAACCGGAAAGCGTTCCTGAAAACTCTTCTACAAATATTCCTACACCGTTGCATTTCTTGACTATGTTGTCAGAGTAAATAGAAGAGTTTCTTGAACCGTCTACAAGAGGACTGTATAAATCCAACCATACAGCCCCACCTATATTGTTATCGGCTATTGTGGGTCGTCTGCCTTTACATCCTTTGATTAAATTCTTGCTAATAAGGCTTTCTTCCGAATGGTAAAGGTGCATTGATCTGCACTCGGCATCTAAAAAAGTGTTGCCTACAACGTGTAGAGGGCTTATCGCCTGCGCAGTCCCAAACGTGGAAAACTGAGTTGCACCGTTCTTAAATGTATTGTATTTGACTACAATCAGATTTGTATCGTCACTATCAGTCCCATCATCAGGTACAGATAATAACCGCTGAAGTTGATATAAAGCCCCAACCCTTGAAGGGGTTAAGCTTCCTTGAAAAATGTTATTAGTTATAACGACATTTTTCAAATTACCAGATAAGAAAATTCCATGCTTAGTGGCAGATCCTGAACAGTCAAAATAGCATCCGTCAGCGCTAACCCCTACAAAACCAGAGCCTGTCGCAGAGCCTCTTATTAATCCGCAATCAAACTCACTTGCATTTAAAGACAAATTACTCATAGATAGCATTGACGTTTCAGCCAATGTAATCATATTGTCACCAGCGCCATAAGCCTTGATGCCTGAATTTTCACGATCTAACCCTGTTATTTTTAAATTTTCCCCATCAGATAGCGATAAAATATCTGGTAAAATACTGTAGAACTCGCCAATTATAGCTATTTCAGCTTTTTTCTTAATAGCTATGTTCTTCATCGCTATAAACGCTTGAGAGTCGTTATTCCCACCACCTTTAAGGCCAAATCTCGCCGGCATTAGCGTTTTGCCAGCCTGAAGGATAGCAACGCACCCGTTACTCATTAAGTGGTTTCCATAACCATCTATGACATCATCGTCAGATGCTGCTTGGCTTACAGTTTTTATCAAGTAAGAAGCCCCTCCACCATCACCAGCGACATAATATCCTTTTGTTTTAATCTCTTGCCCTTGCGAATAACCAAACGCTTTTAACTCGTTAACGTTGCCAGGATTGCTATCTGGTATGGAATCTTGAGTAACAGAAGATACGCATACGCCAGAAACCCCAGTAGACACAACCGGGCTGCTTAGCTCTATAGTAGTTTCACCGCCTGCAAATGATGACGTAAGTATATTTGCGTAAGAATAACTTGATGTTCCATTATCAACTCTGACTCTGCCGCCAGGCTTGTATTTTGCAGAGAAATTACCCGACACAATTATTGACGAAGGGCTGACATAAGATGCTGCCAGACAAACGGACCACTCTCCAAGCTGCTCCCCTGTTACCGGATCGCTGGTCCAAATCTCAGTATCGTTTTTATCCTTGAGCACCATTTTATATGCGCCGTCAAGATAAACATCAGCGTAACCTTCCCCGTTTAAAATAATTGGGTTAGTGTTTTCTGTGATCTGATCTTCAGTGTTGTAAGTTGCTTTCGGGTAATTAGTTCGCGCTTGATAAGTGTAAAGCTTGCCAAACGCCAAAGGCTTACCGTTGCGGTCCCATGCGTAAAACTTAGGGCCAATCATAGCTACTGACATAATTATTTCTCCTGGTTAGCTTCTCGTTTGGCTTTTTGTAGTGCCTGATTAGCTTGATTATAGTATTTACTAAATGCATCGTTCCTGGTAAGCCATAGCTTATCCATTTTTTCGCGCTTTTCCTTGCCTGTTAAAGTCTTATCATACTTTATTTGTAACTCTGCTGTCTTTATGCCCTCTTTGCCGTACATGATTTTAATCAAGTCGTTCATTGAGTCATTAAGCGCAAATAAAACGGCTTTCTCTTTTCCGCTTAACCCGTAGAAACTATCATCCTTAAATTTGCCTTCACCATTTTGACCTTTGATAGCGCGGCGAACGTCAATGGTTTGTTTAAATGTAGAAACAATCTTGTCTGATTTCTCTTTTAATTCAAAAAACTTTTCC